GCTATTAAATTCCTCAAAGACCAAGGTATTACTCTTGATAAGAATGGTGATGTCTCTGCTATAGGCGAGATGATCGACGCTCTACCTGAGATTGATATGTCCAAAGTTAAGTCTTATATAAGTGCCTAGTAGTGACCATCAGCAAATCATTAAGGAAGCAATTAATAGCTTCCCTGTTTTTGCTACCCATCTTTGGCACTTCTTAAGGCTTCCTAGCCCTACTCCTGTTCAGTACCAACTAGCTGATTACCTTCAGAATGGTACTAACAGAAGAATTATTATGGCCTATAGAGGTTGCGGTAAAAGCTTCCTCACAGCAGGCTACGTGCTCTGGAGACTGCGTAAAGACCCAGACACAAAGGTTTTGGTTATATCAGCCGCACAAGACCGTGCAGACGCTTTCAGTGTCTTCTGCCATGACCTCCTTAGAAACTGGTTCATGGTTCAGGATCTCTTCCCTAGTGACACTCAGAGGTTCTCTAAAGTTGCTTTTGATGTATTTGGCTCTAAACCCGATCAAAGCCCTTCAGTGCGCTCTAGTGGCATTTTCGGACAGATCACAGGGTCTAGAGCAGATCTGATCGTTGCAGACGATGTAGAGACCCCTCAGAGCTGTGAGACGCAACTTATAAGAGACAAGCTTAGAGAATCTATTAAAGAGTTCGATTCAGTTATAAAACCTGGAGGAGAAATTGTTTTCTTAGGTACTCCTCATACTCAAGACAGTATCTACGCCAAACTAGAACTAGCTGGTTACTCTCCTAGAATTTGGCCTGCTCTATACCCTACTGATAAGAAACGTAAGGATTATTATCAAAACCGTTTAGCTCCTAAAATTTCTACTGATTTAGATGCTGATAAAACTCTTGCAGGTCACCCTACTGACCCTGGAAGATTTGGTTGGGAGGAACTAGAAGCCCGAAAGGAATCCATTGGTAGGTCCACGTTTAACCTCCAGTTCCTTCTTGATATTAGCCTCTCTGATGAAGAAAGATTCCCTCTGAAACTTCAAGATTTATGTATCTTTAGACTTAACAGAGAACAAGGACCAGACAAGGTTATTTGGAGTGCTAACGGTGATAAAGCTTTAGATCTTCCCTCTGTAGGGCTTCACGGTGATCTCTTTTACAAACCTGGACAAATCGGGTCTGAATTTATTAAATACACGGGGGTTGTACTGGCGATTGACCCTAGTGGAAAAGGAAGTGATGAACTTGGATATGCTGTAGTGGCTTACTTGAATGGTAACCTCTTCCTCCTTGCTTCTGGTGGACTTAGGGGCGGTTATAGCGAAACAAACCTTAAAAAACTCACCCTCATTGCGAAGGAATACAAGGTTAAAGAGATATTGGTCGAAAGTAACCTTGGACTTGGTATGTTCAGTGAGCTTCTTAAAAGATACCTTGGAACTATCTACCCATGCTCTATTGAAGAGGTCAGACATACAAAACAAAAAGAAGCTAGGATTATCGATACCCTTGAACCTGTTATGAACCAACACAGGCTCATGATCGATACTGACATAATCGCTAAAGATATCTCCACCACTGAGTGCTATCCAAGCGAAACTAGATCGCAATATCAACTCTTTTGGCAGATGACCAGAATTACCAAAGAGAAAAATTCCATTAGACATGATGACCGACTAGATGCTCTAGCTATGGCTGTTCAATACTTTACTGAAAATATGGCCCTTACTGAACAAAAAGCTATTAAGAATCGTGAACGTGAAAGATGGGAGTTAGAACGTAAATTTGTACAAGGTGAAGGTGGTCTAAATGTAGGTGTACTTGGTTATGCTAAGACTTTTGAAGACCTCCAGAAGGCTGCTAGTGCAGTTTCAGGGTCAGCTAATTGGTTAGACGAAATCTAATAGGACTGTTATAATTTACTTATAGTATGCTTTTAAAAGGCATTAAAGTAAGAAGGTTGAGGAAGTGTCATTTAAGTAACTTACTATATGTTATATAAGTACACTGCCTCTACCAATGACTAGAAACTACCGATCAGAATACGATAACTACCAAGGTAAACAAGCTCAGATTGATAATAGGAATAGTAGAAATAAAGCACGTAGAGCTAAAACTAAGCAGTTAGGTTACAAACCTAAGGGTGATGTAGACCATAAGAACGGTAATCCTAAAGATAATAGTCCTGGGAACCTTAGAGTGACCTCTGAAAGCTTTAATAGGTCTAGAAATAAGGCTTGAAATAATTTTGTTGCTAATTTTTGAGTCCTAGATGCGATAGAAGCTGGGGAGAAACACCCCCTGAGGGGTTTTGGTCGTGACAGTATGCCATTTCCGCTGCTGGCACAAGGTGTATTAATGTCGGTACAACTACCTATTACACAGTTTGAACTGGCACAACAAGCTCCTTATTTTTTTATTTATATGCATGACCACGACCACATCTAAATTATTACTGATCATGAATAATTATTAATAAACTCTTGATCATTACCATTGCTTATCCAATATGAGTAAGCACTTAAGCAATTAGTGCAGCCCTTTCACATCCTTTCCAATGTCACAAGAGAAACAACGACGCATTGCCTTTGATGCTATCGAATACGACACTTATCAAGTCTTAATCAAAGGACCAATGGCTAAAGATGGTTACATCCTCTTTGGTACGTTTAGAAGCTACGATGAAGCCAAGTTAATGTATGATTGGTTTCCTAATATTCCAGCAGCGACAATCAAGATAACTAACTCAATGGGATCATTAGTTAAAGGACATAAGAAAACATTTCAATTCAAGCAGTCAAACTTCCAAAGGTTCTCAGCTCTTGACCTGGTAGAACAAACTAATGACTTATGGGACATTGTAATAGCTGGTAGATTACGCATGGCATTAGCTCAACAGCCTAAGCCACATAAAGCACCATTACCAGCATGGGGAACAGATAAACCTATTATCAAAGGTGACTTGGTAAAGATAGCTAATCAAGCTACTAAAAGAAATCAGTTCTTAGCCTTTGTTAAACGCATGGCAGATGCAGTCAAACCAGACTTAAAGCTAATCAAAGGAGGTGTGAAGTAATGGAAATATTAAACCCACATTATTTTATTTATAACAGTGATGGACATTGTGTAGGATTCAATATATATGAAGAACCTACTCTATTAATTCCAGATGATGAGGACACTACCGATGATGAATAGCTCAAGAGATTTTCTTGCAGGTCTTGAGATCATCAAGGCACAAGGTAAAGAATCTAAATGGTCTGATCAGATGATCGCTCAACAGATCACATCATTTGCTAACGACTGGCAAGGTAGAAGACAATCGGATCTAATCAAGAGGCATAGATATGAAGTATAAACTTACAGAAATGACAAGCAACAAGAAGCTTACATCAGGTGAGAAGCTTAAGCTTGTTAGTGCTACAACTAGCAGTTGGATCACGTGTTCTAAGTCTTGCCCTATGCATATTAAATGTTATGCAAAACGTGGCCATCAAGCATTGCATGCCAATGCAATTACAAAAGGATCAAGAGGCTATGACTTAGACAAGTTATTAAAAGAGATAGAAGAACTAAGACCTAATACCTTACTAAGATTGAATGTATCAGGAGACTTACCTAGTGTGTCCTATAAGAACGATGAAAGAAAGATCAGTGTTAATGCATTAACTAAACTATTAACAGCCACTAAAGACGCTAAAGCTACAGCCTTTACTTATTCACACTTACATTGTGATAAGAAGAATAGATCATATAACTTAGCAGCAATTAAAGAATGGAGTGAACCTAACTTTGTTATTAATGTTAGTTGTGAGTCGTCAAGTGTAGCGGCTAAGTTATATTTTGACGGTCAAGATATAGCACTAACTAATACTAAATTATTTAATTATGCAGTAGATCAAGAAATAAATCATGGTAAGAAAGCAGAGTTAACAACTAATGAAGGATCAGTTGATTTGTTTCCATGCCCTGCCTCTTATAAAGGTAGCAACTGCAATGAGTGTAGAGAATGCAGCAAACATCATAGGGAAAACATAGTTGTATTTAAAGAGACTTGATTAACTTAATCTGCTTAGCTTTCTTAATCCTTCTACTAATCCTTAGACAATAGCCCTATTAAGTTAGGGCTTTTTTCTTGTCAATAAGTATTGATAATGATAATCAATATCAATAAGACAACCAAAGATCCCAGCATAATTTTCCACATTCAGAGGGCAGTGGAATACTATCACGACCACCACATTCATTTCCATTAGCGTAAAGTAAAATGAGATCAGTAGGGTTTTGCATTATATGCCGACACTAACAGCAAAGGATAAGTTCTACTTGCCACTACGTAGGGTGGCTAGGGACTACCTACCTATGCTCTTAGCCAGGATGAGAGTGCTTGAGCGTAGAGCATCTAAGGCACTGGAGTACTTGGAGGACGAAGCTGATGAAAGACATGAGGTGGTATGGGAGTTTGATGAGGCTGAAAGGATCTCATCAGTAGCGGCAGCGCAGACAGACCTGCACAAATCAGTATTAGAGGCAGGTACTTGTCAACAGTTGGTCGGTGCATTTATAGAGCTGTTACAAGATGATTATCTTAAGATAAGGGATAACGGATGCTTTTATATGGGACCAGACGGTAACTTAGTATCTCTATATGACGTACAGAATCAGACACTTACTCCTGAGGACAATGAAGATGACGAAGAAGGAATCAAGAGCCGATGAATTACTTGACCATCTTGAGAAGATAGATGGCATAGCAAAGAAGGATCACTGGGGCAGCGATAAAGAGAAGCAGGTAAAGAAAAGTTTGATCGAACATTGGGAGACAGAAAAACCCCCAGAAAACTGAGGGCTTAACTGATCGTTATTTAGTGCTCCTTACGGTAGTAAGTAACACCACGGTAGACGAGTTTGGTCATTGGATGAGCCTCTTAACTTCCTAACGCCCGTTCCATCGTTAGGTTGCCTGCGTCCTACTGAAAGGATGAACGTGCGCTGAGGCTATCAGATCTGGTAGTCGTTGCTACCTACTACTATACCACTTTGGTAAGTGGTTAGAAGATACCAGGAATAACCTGACCAGTGGTGGCATAAGCACCTAAGGCAGCTACAAAGCCAAGCATGGCTAGACGACCATTGAGTAGTTCGGATGATTCTTTCATAGTTGTCCTATACGTTCGTTAGCATGGCGTTGCCATAAGGCGTAGCGTTCTTGCTGTCGCCTTATCTCAATGCAGTGAGGGCAATCACAATTCTCATGTGATGGTTTAGAACTTGTACTTGGCTCCAATTTTGGTTCCATAGCTTGAGTCACCTACTTCTGCTGTAAGCAGAGATACTTCACCATAAACATCAAGCTTCTCAGTAGCTGCTACGTTAGCTCCTAACTTACCACTGAACTGAGTGTCAGAGTCAGCAGCATCAGCAGCAACAAAGGCTGGTCCTCCTTGGATGTAGTAGTCAAGAGATCCTGCTGAATTTTCGTAGCCCAAGTGAACGTCGGTTGTTCTAGTTGTAAAGTCAGAGCCTGTGTATGAAGCATTGGATTCTACGTTGGTATAAAGACCACCAGCAAGGGCAGGAGCTGTACCTACACCTAGCAGGGCAGCTAGAGCGATTGCAAATTTCATTTAGTTAATAAAAAGTACTTACAGTATTGTAAAGTACTGTACTTTTTGCACAGGTAGTGATGTTACTTAAACAACACTTCCTTAACAGTCTTATTCTAATAGTCTTTTAGAAGTACTATCACGTATATTAGACGGTCATTAAAGTGGCATATAAGTACTTCACAATGGTGGTCATCTTCATTACGTTTCAGAAGTCCTTTCAAATACCGACATGAAATTCACAGGAACCTTTGAAGGTTACATACCTCATCATTCCAACCCACCAACCTATCAGCAGCAACCTTGTAACTGGAGGCTTAAGATTAGAGTTACTGAAGATACAGATGAATTACTTACTGAGTTAGGTGAGATCTATGACAATGCTTGTAAGTGGTGGAAAGAAAAGAAGAGTGGTAAGGGTGGTGGTTACTGGCCTGCTCCTTTCACAACCAATGAAGATGGATCAGTAACAGTTACTGTCTCAGCTAATCCAAGTTATAAAGAGTTTCCTTTCCCAGTAGTAGATGGCAATTTAGAACCACTTAGTGAGGCTCTCATTCTAAAAGAAGGTACTCTATGTATGGTTCAAGTAAAGCCTAAGGTTATATCACCTAAAGCAAGACAAGGTGGTATGAG